AACACCAAGCACTGAAGAGCCGAGGCGCACACAATCGCCAACAGAACTTATCGACTACTCAGCAATTGATGGCTATGTATGGAAGTATGTTACAACAATTAAGCCTGCTGACATCACACGATTCACTACAGATAGTTGGATACCAGTAAAGACACTCAACGCACAAGAGTTGAAAGAATCTGAGAATGAAGAGGCTGCTGGTGGTCTTCCAAACCCACAGGCACTTGTTCAAGCCAGTGCGACACCTGGTTCTGTTGTTAGCTTTATTGTAGATAATGCACGTTCTCAAATTGGTTCGTACACAACAACACACACTGGCATATTAGACAGTGTATTGAATGGCACTAATGCTAGTGCTCCATCCACTGCCATATTGACATCTAATGGGTCTAATGGTCAACCAAGCGATAGCGCAAACGTTTACGCAAACATGCATTTGTATGTGACATCATCAAGAGGTCTTGGTGAAGTTTACACAGTTGCATCATATGATGCTACGAGTAAGACAATAACTCTTGCAGCTGGACAAAGATGGAGCAATGCTATTGCCAACCCATCTGCGGAGCTTGCATCACAGCCAGTCACATATGACATTTTACCAATTGTTACTGTAGAGTCTAATGGCACGTCACCAGTAAAACTCAAGCCAGTTGTTGAGAATGGCAGAATATCTCGTGTGAAAGTTATTGATGGTGGACAAGACGCAAGTTTTGTAAAAGTCACAGTTGCTGAGAACTCTGGACAAAATGCTGAAACTCAGATTGCAAAAGTTCGTGCTGTGTTAAGCCCAACAAAGGGACTTGGCGCAGATATCGAAAAAGATCTTGGTGCATTTTATGTTATGTTGAACGCACGTTTGGGACATAATGATGAGTCTGGTGATTTCCCACTATCGAATGACTACAGACAACTTGGTATTGTTCGTGATGTTCGTAATACTGATGGATCTCTTGCAACATCCGATACACTTAATGCTTGCAAGACACTTGAAGTAGATACACTACTTTCGGCAATATCTCCTGCGTTTGAAGTTGACGAACTCATTACACAAACATACACAGTTGATGGTGTAGAAAAGACGGCTCGTGCAAAACTTATTGAATTTATTGATCAGGGTTCTGGCATATACACTATTGGATATATCCAAACACCAGAGACTGGTTTTGTTGGTTTTGTACCAAGCACAAGTGACTCATCGACTGTTTTAAGTGCAGCAGGCCGCGAGGCATCTGAACAGACCACATGTAAGATTCGTGTTGTTGTTGCACCTGAGATCAAGAAGTTTGATGGAGAAATCTTGTACTTAGAGAACCGTAGAGCAGTTTTGAGATCCCCTGAGCAGACAGAGGACATTAAAGCTATCATTGAATTTTAGTCATAAATAGTTACATACTTTTTAGTTGAACAATACTATGGCAAAAAAGCTGAATCTAAATCAATCACCATATTTTGATGACCATAAAAATTCTGATAAGTATTATCAAATTTTGTTTCGTCCAGGTCGTGCTGTACAAGCTAGAGAGTTGACACAACTTCAGACTTTGTTACAATCTCAGGTTGAGCGTTTTGGTACACACATCTTCAAACAAGGTTCAAATGTAATTCCAGGAACAAGCAACGCAGTTCGATATACTCGTAATGTACATTTCATTAAGCTGTCTTTGCGTGATGTGTTGCCTGAGTATAGTGTATCCGAAGATATCCACAAAGCTATTAGGGCAACTTGGGTTGGCAAAACAATTCGTGTAAGTAGTGGTGATAGAGAAGGTCTTACGGCATCAATCATTGACTACAGAGGTCCAGATAACATTGGACAAGATGGTGGAGAAATTCGATTTTTCTTGAACATCACCACTGGATCATCTAATGGTGAACACTCAACTTTTGCTAAAGGTGATACTGTTCAGATCGTTGGTGACGAAACTCGCGCGGCAATTATTCCTTCAACAGCTGGAAAAAAAGTAGGCACAGTTGCATCTGTACAAATTCAAGAAGGTGTATATTTTTACAACGGATACTTTGTTTACGTCGATGCACAAACACACTTTATTGCACCAGTAGCCGATGAGACATCTGATGATGCAATCAATCAAGAGTCATGGAATGATGTGCCGACGGCGAGCGTTGGTTTGTTAATGACTGAAAGCATCAAAACATTTCAAGATGATCCAAATCTTCTCGACAATGCTCTTGGCTCTCCAAACTATTCTGCCCCAGGCGCAGATCGTTTTCACATCGATGCACAATTAACTCAGATATCTTATAATGCAACAGCAAGTAAACCAGATAACTTTATTACATTAGTAGAAGTTCTCAATGGTCAAGTTGCGTTTATTGCAGACGCTCCAGACTATGGTGCAATTGTTGATACACTGGCTCGTAGAACCTATGACGAATCTGGTGATTATGTTGTCGAGGGTTTGAATATTGAGCTTAAAGAGTTCTTGAGAGACGATGAGACTCAAAACAATGGTGCACATAACATCACTGAGTTTCAATTCACAACATCGCAAGATGCTGCGGCATATGCACTCAAAAAGTTTGGTGTAAACGCATCATTTTCAGTTGAAGTAGATGGTGTTGAAATTTTCTATCCAGGAACATCATACGATGGCCGTGGTGACACAACATCATTTAAAGCACTGTGTGATAGCTTTTTAACTCTTAGGATTGATGCTGGTAAAGCATACGTTAAGGGATATGAGATACGCAAGATTGCAAAATCTAGTGTTGATGTTCCCAAATCAAGAACGACACGTTTTATTGACCAGAAGACTGTTGAGACAGAACTTGGTCGCTATATTCTAGTAAATGATGTTGTTGGTAATATCACGTTTCCTAAATTTGTGTCTGTTGATTTGTATGATGCTCGCCGTGTAGGTACACACATTGTTGGCACATCTAATCCAAAGCAATACACATATGCAAGTGCATTGAATTCGGCTGGTACTAGAATTGGTACAGCAAAGCTCGTTGCAATTGAGCCAGATAATAGTGAAGGTGCAGGATACTACAGAGCATATCTTACAGACATTCAATTGATTGGAGCAAACACCATTGCTTCTGTTAAGACTATTCATTCAAGTGCAGAAGGAATCTTTGCGCACGTATCGTTGGTCACTCAAGACCTCATTGGTACAATCACATCAGCATCTGGCACAACAACTGGTATAGGAACAAAATGGAAAAATGACGCTAGTCAATTACTCAAGGTAAACGATTACGTCTATGCAAATTCTACACAAGAATATTACAGAGTTTTTTCGTTACCAACATCTGATACAGCAATTGTATTAAAGACAGAAGATGAGGGTACACCAACAATCAGCACAAGTTCTATCTCTGTTACACACACACAACTTGAGTCATCGACAAATGAAACAGGTTTGATATACAAACTTGCAGACAACTATGTGTCTAGTGTAAGAACACAGGGTGTATCTGGTATTCCGGCAACAACTTCTGAAAATCAATACACTATCAATGAATACTTCACTAATCGCAGTGTCGATCAAACAACTAAGAAGATTGAAATTAGTGTTGCTAATGTTGTTAAGCATACGTTTGTGCCTAACGAGTACACATACAAAGTAATTCGCATCAATGGCTCAACTAAGACTATTATGAAAGTTGAATCTGGTGCATCTGCTCCGTCTACAGATGGAACAGTCAACGTATCATCTAGTTTAACAAACAAGACACTTACATTATTTTTTACAAACAATGATGCACAATCTAGCATTAGATATGATATTGTTGTACCTGTAGTTAAAACAAATGTTGCCGAGAAGAAGAAAGTTCTTCGTTATGGTTCGTTTGATGCATCAGGCAACTATACACACTCAGCTAATCCAGACTCATTCACTCCTACCACAGCTAATCCAGGCAAGGGTGTAAAAGTTGTTGATGCAGCTAACAACTCTGAAATTCATTTAGATGATTGTGATGTATTCAGAATCACTCGTATTGTTGCATCAAAAGATGGTAATACTGAACCAACTATCACATCAACACTTAACGATGGTGATGTTGACGTTACTGCACTATACAGATTCGATAATGGTCAAACTGCATACGAGTATGGGACTGGATCAGTTTACTTACAAGCCAGTTACAAAAAGCTCACTGGTAAAGTTCGTGTTGAGTATGACTACTTTGACCACCAAGATGGAGAAGATGTTGGCGATTTCTTCACTGTAAATTCGTACACACATGAGTCTGGCATCAACTACAATGAAATACCAATGTACACATCAAGTGATGGTATTCAGTACATGTTGTCGGACTGTTTAGACTTTAGACGAAAGGTTTTGGTTGAAGGTGTTGCGGAAACAAAATCTGGTCGAGCACCTAATGGATTCTTAACAATCGATTATTTCGCATACAATGGTCGTAGAGACAAAGTTGTTCTTGATAGCAAGACAAAGAACTTCATGCTTAGTGTGGGCGTTGCTGATGATGAGCCAGTTGATGCTGATGATATCGACACGGCGATGACTCTTGTTGAGTTGATCAATGATCCATATGGTATTGATAAGAACTCTTGCATTCTCAAAGTCAAAGACAATAGACGATACACCATGCGTGATATCGGAAAACTTGAAAGACGTATTGAGAATCTTGAATATTACACATCACTCAGTTTGCTTGAGCAAGAAACATCGCGCATGAGCATTACTGATGCAAACGGTAATGATCGTTTCAAGAACGGATTCTTGGTAGATAGTTTCAACTCATTTGAATCTGCTGATACTAACAGTCCAGATTTTTCATGCTCAATTGATATCACACAAGAGCATGTTGCTAGACCATTAGTTACATCAGACAACTTTAAACTTGAAGAAGACTTGTTGAATCCAATCTTTGCTGATACTATCAACACTCTCAGATTGGGACAAGATAATAACAATGGCTATCAAAAAACTGGTGAGTTATATACATTACCATACACTCGTTCAGAGTTTATCTCTCAACCATTAGCAACAAAAGTTGTTAGTGTAAATCCTTATGATGTGTTGACCTACGTTGGTCAAATTGATTTGTTTCCATGGAGCGACGAATGGCGCGAAACAAAATACTCTGAGATTTTAGTGTATGATGATTCGGCATATCAGGCTGCTCGTAAGCTGGTTACTGGTGATATTGACTATACAGGGGCAACCACATCAGTAGTTGATGGTCCCAAGAGTGGTAAGAAAAGAACTGGTCGATTAAAAATGCTTGAGGGCGGTCACGTCCACTTTGAAAAATTGACTGGCAAAGAGCAAGCTCTTGCTCGAAAGACAAAAAAATTCAAAGTGCCAAAAGGCTATTTGAATGAGGGAGAAATAGTTGACATCAACCTTCGTGGCGGTGCATTAATTCAACGACAAACTAAGGAGTCGTTCACACGAACTACGACCTCAATTAGAATTGGACTGCAAAGTGAGTTGGTTAAGACTTCTGTAGAAACCACAAAAGCACTTACTAAAGATGAAACCACACAAATCGAGTTCATGAGATCTCGTGAGATTAAATTCACCGGAAAAGCATTCAGACCAAATTCAAACTTGTATGCATATTTTGATGATGTTCCTGTTTCAGAACATTGTAGACCTGTTGCCGTTAATGATGGCGACAATTGGATCACATACACAGCTACAGATACAACAACTACAGGAGTTTCTGGTCAATTTACTATTCTTCCAATTGATTCACCAGTTCGTTACTTTAAGATTGTTGGTGCATCCACAAGTAGCACATTTGATGTGCCTAGTGCATCGTCAACAGCTGAAGCAAAGATTGGAAAGGTACGTGTTGGGTGTGAAGTACAAGTAACATCAGCATCTGGCGTTATCAGAAAGTTTGAGATTGAAAGAATCTCTGATGATAATAAAGTAATCATTTGTCGTGAAAAGACTCAAGAAGGATTGTTAGCATCACAAGCCGGCTCTCTTGGCACATCAGGCAATATCACAATTAAAATCTCTAAGTATGCTTACGGCGATAAGCTCAAAGCAGACAGCAACGGATCTATTGCTGGTGTGTTTAAGATTCCTAATCGCGATGGTCTTCGATTCAAGACCGGTGAAGCAAAGTTTGTGTTGTCGTCTTCTTCTAAGAATGCTCAACGGGGTCTTGGAATTAGTCGTGCTCAAACAGACTATGTTGCTCGTGGAGTATTAAACACTCAAGAGATGACAATTACACAAACTCAACAGTTTGTTGTGACATCACATTTAGTAAACCCAGAGTCTGTTTCATCTAAACCAGAATCATTTTTTGATTATGAGCCACCTGAGGTCATTGACCCAATTGCACAGACATTCAGAGTGGATGAAAACGGTGGATGCTACATCACAGATATTGATGTATTTTTTGCAAACAAGCCTGATAATAATGCTGTGCCTGTTCGCCTTGAGTTGAGAACAGTTTCTCTAACTGGTATACCAGAAGCACAAATTGTGGGTGGAAATCTTGGTACAATTATTAAGACTGCCGATCAAGTTGTGGTCAATAAAGTTGATATTCAAACAACTGGATCTAATCGCAACAACAAGCTAACTGTTGTTGTTGATGATGGTGTTGATGCTGAAACCGTTGGTGGTACTCTCGACACAACATCAAATACTATCAAGTGGTCTACAAGCACTTCAGTAAAGTCTGATAGAATCAAACTTGATCAAACAAATACACAAGAAGTGTTTGCAAACAGAGAGATAACATCAAGTGATATGTCATCCGACATGGTGCCAACACGCTTTACATTCAAGTCGCCAATATACTTAGAGCAGGGCAAGTCATACGCATTTGTTCTTCTTTCCGACAGCAGCGACTATCAAGTGTGGGTTGCGCAATCTGGTCAATATGAACCAGCTGACATGAACTTGGAGTATGGATACTACAGTCAAGTTGGCGACACCAACGTAAAGATAGGAACAACTGATGTTGTAACTAACAAGCAACTTTACTTCAATGGCGGTTTCTTTAAGTCAAAGAACGGCATGCAGTGGGATCTTGCTAGTACAGTTAGCGCAAAGTTTAATTTATCAAAAGCTAAGTTCAAGACTCGTGCAGATTCTATACCTAACGTTGGTGAGATTACTTACGTTAATGAGACTGTTGGTTGGACTGGACTGACAAGTAATGCACTTGAAGTTCGACCAAACTCAAAATTGATTCGTGTGTTGTGTTCAAATCATGGCACATCTATTGGTGATAGAGTTCGTTTTAGCATCGATTCAGATTCATCTTTAGACACAGACTTGAGAGGATTTTCAAAAGAAGTTCTTCAAGATGACGCTGGTCTCAGAGTAGTAAATGCCGAAGCTGATTATTTTACTGTAGAGACAACTATCGAATCAAACCCAGGCGAAGGATACAAAGCTAGAAGCACACTAACGCAAGACCAATATAAGATGTGTCCTGCATCAAGTGGTGGAAAGCCAACAGCATTTGTTCGCATCGACAAGAGATTTGACAACTTAACTCTCATCACAAACACGTTCTGTCCAACTGGAACTTCTGTTCAGTGGGTACTTCAAACAACTCCAGCAGTTGGTGTGAATGAGTTTGAGAGTGATGGATCGTTAGTACAGCGCAGTGATCTTGTGAAGACAAGTCCAATAAACCTTGTATCTAATGTTCCGGTAGACTTCTCTGTGCCTATGAAGTTACAGTCACCAGAAAATGAGCAAGCTCTTAGTGTTGAGGGTGCAACTGGTTGGTCTGGAAAACGCAAAGCACTACAAGATAGAAAGTCTGTTGTCGTTAGAGCACTTCTCGTGAGCGACAATGAGAATTTATCTCCTGTAATTGATAAGACCCGTTTGAGTGCAACAACACTTTCAACAAGACTTGATAATCCTAGAGGTGTTGATGGTATTCTTGGCAACAACATCAATCTGACTAGCGCAGATGGGGACTTTGACACACTTAGCATATTCAATAGTGATGCCGATGCATTTGGTTCTCTTGAGTTTACTAACTCAACTGTTGTATTGACTGGAACATTTAATCAAGAAACAAATAGCAAGACTGTTACAACGACAGGCACTACACTTTTGAGTGAAGTTAATCCTGGCGACAAGATTGTAGACTTGAGCAATCCAACGGAAGAAAGAACTGTAGTTAAAGTGGTAAACAACACTAAGTTAATTCTTAATGCACCGTTCAATGCACCACTTGCATCGTCTTCACTCGCTCTCGTTGGAGAGTTTATGGAGATCAGTACAGAAGATACTGAGACGGCACAATTGCTATCTCAACTGGATTCTGGTAAGTATGCAACTCTCACATTCTCAGACGACGATGATGCTAGTATTGCAATTGCAGATGATAGTCGCCAATTTGAAAACAAGTTGATTTTAAATGTGTTCTACACACCAAGTGAAACTGTTAAGTGTAGAATCATTGTTCAACACTTGAACGATGGAACTACAAGCACAGACGCAGCAAAAGTTACTATGACACAACTTGATCGTTTTGTTGATGAGATTGCATATGAAGGCGGCTCGTGTGCGTCTAAGTATGTGTGTAAGAAACTCAACTTGGATAGACCATCAAACGCATTGAAACTCACATTCGATGCGGTGCGAGACCAGTATTCTGAGATTGATTTGTACTACAGAACTGAGCAACCAAACGACACTGTTAGTATTTTTGACAAGAACTGGACGAAAGCTACATACAATATCGACATGAATGGTGTTCTTACGCCAAAGGCACCAGAGCCTAGTGATGCGGTGTATAAAGCATATGAAGCTACAGTAGAAGGGTTGCAAGAGTTTACTGGCGCACAAACTAAGATTGTTATGCGTGGAGGTAATCCAGCTAAACCACCGAAGATTAAGAATTTCAGATTGATTGCTTTGGATGAATAGTTATGAGCAGATTGAAAGTGAAAGATGATCCGTTCTTGTGTAGAGATCCACAATCGAACGGAATCATCAACACAAATGATGTTGCATACAATGAGTATTTGAAACGAAAGCGTAAGGCACAGCATTTGGAAGAAGAAAAACATAATGCAGAAACAAGACTAAATAAACTTGAGCAAGATGTGTCTGAACTTAAAGACGGCATCTCTCAAATTTTGGAGCTATTGAGGAAATGAGCGAGTTTAATCCTAAAACATTAGCAGAGAAGAAGCCTGATTATCAGGGCGATTCTTTTGCATCATGGTTGGAAAAAACTCTCATCACTACTATTGAGCTTGGTGATTTGAACAATTTGAATCCAATTCTTTTGAGTGTGCTTGAAGCTGCGGCTCAAACACAAAACAATCAAGAAGAACTAAATGTTGTTGCTGCTATCAATGAGACTGTGAACGAAACAAGACGTGTATTAGTTAGAGCTATTGCGATGAGTTAATGTTATGACAGCTATTTTTAAAAATGCAATCAAGAAGCAAGTTGGCAAAAACGAAGATGGAACAGGTGTTGTTGTCTATGAGGCACCAACTGGTAAAGCATCATATTTGATTCAGTGTGACATTGCTTGTACTGAAGACAGTGGTGTCCAAGTGACTGTTGAAATTGCTGATGCTACTGGTGACACGGCATGTTTAGTCAAGAGTGCTCCGGTTCCAACTGGATCATCTCTTCAAGTTCTTGATGGACAAAAAGTTGTTCTTGAATCTGGTGATGAGTTGCTAGTGAAGTGTGAGACTGAAGGCTCTACGGTAGATGTGATTGTATCATTGGTAGAAGATGTCAATAGCTAATAGTGGAGATGATAGATCATGTCATACATAGGAAATGCTAAAAGCCCACTGATTATTGGCTCTAATACAAGAGACGATCTTGTTCCTACGTTTGATGGTCAAACAACATTTCAGTTGTCTCAAGAAGTTCCTGGTGGTGATGAAAATAGTATAACCATACTCAAACAAAAGTATGAGACACACAGTATCATAGCAAACAATACAGAGATTTCTATTGAAGATACTGATAGAACTGTATTAGTTGATGGTGAATTAAAGGCTCGCAGTGAAGTAAAAATCAGAACCACAAACGCAAATGTGGCACTTGCTCTTTCTGCAATTAAATCTGGTGACAGGCTTACAATTGCAATAAGCGATGGCACATCAACACTCAACGACACATTTCAAGTTATTGATGTCATCTATACTGGCGATTCAGTAAGCATCTATATTGCAACAACTACGTCACAGCGCGCTGCAATTGGCACAGAAGTGTCATTAACAACTGGCAGATATAATGACTGGACAATATTAGAGCCAGAAACTGATTACAATCTTGGCACAACGAACGACACAGCTCGCAACCTCACGCTCTCTCAAGGTCTATCACTCGATGATAAAGCATATGTTCTTCATAGAGGTGAAGCAACATACAATTTGACACCATCTGACAAGTCTGTTGGTCCTAATCAACTTCAAGACAATTTAAGAAACTTTAGATGCGACCGCTACACAGCCAATGGTGCAACAACCACATTCACCTTAACTGGAACTGATAGCCCGTCATACGATGTTATTGATGCTAAGTCACTCTTAGTATCAGTGAATGGTGAGATATTAGATTCAGATTATCTTGATAGCAATGGAGATTCTGTTCCTGGTGCATGGATACTCGACAGTGACAGAACAGCTGAAGGTCTTCAGACCATATCGTTTCATGATGTGCTAGCCAATGGAACATCAATTCGTATTTTACATTTAGGTTTTTCTACAGTATCTCGTAGGGCAGCATTCTCACCTGGGCAAGGAATATCAGTGTTATTACCAGACACTGTTGGTACAGACCAATTAAAGACTGACAGTGTAATTGAATCTAAAATAGCTAACAGTTCAGTATCAACAACTAAGATACGCAACAATGCCGTTACTGGTTCTAAAATTCTTCTCGACAACAACGACAGCATACGAGGTAAAACAACATCTGGTACTGAACAAGACTTATTGAAAGTTGCATCGGATAATTCAACAAGTATCGCAGGTGCTACTGAAGTGTCTGTGAGTATTGCTGGCACTAAGACTGCAACAATCTCCACATCTTCGATTGTACCTGAAACGTCTGATGTTTCTCTTGGCTCAAGTGCAAAGAAATTTAAAGATGGTCACTTCTCCGGTGATGTATCTGTATCAGGCAATATCACTGTAGGTGCGTCAAGCACGATTGGTGGCATCAACATATTAACTCTTAATGATACTGTCAATGCACTGAAGTCTCTTATAAACTCAGGGTCATTGTCACCGGTTGGTTCAATATTAATTTGGACATCTGCAACTGTTCCATCAAACTATTTGCGATGTGACGGATCTGCGGTAAACACATATACATATCGCGAACTTCATGCTTTCATAAGCAACACATATGGTGGAGTGGCATATCAAGCTGGGGTCACTGATGATGTTGGTGCAACTACAACGTTTAATTTGCCAGATCTTATAACTCGTTTCCCTGTTGGTGCAAACGTCGCATCATCTAACATTGGTCAAAATGAAAACGTTGCACAGAGTGGCCGAACCATTTCACACTCACACGTCGGAGCTGCACACACGCACACATTCATACATACACACAGCGTGCCGGGTCACTATCACTCTGTTGATACATCTGCTGGATCATCTATAGCAATCTCAGCATCTGGAGAACACACAACAGTATTAGATCACACACACTTATCACCATACAACAAATCAAACGGTCTGTTGAATAATGATCCAGCTAGTGCACCTGCTGGTTCTCTCATATATGCTTCAGGGCACACTGGTACTGATCCATCTGGTGGTGCAAGCGAGTCGAGAAATGCATATACAAATCCTACTGAATTTTCTGCTCCATCTGCGTCACAACTTAGATGGCAAGATGGCGAGCACCTACACGACACAGTGAGTGAGTTTTGCGGCTCACTAGAGCACGTACATCGTTCTTGGAGAACAGTAGATGCAAATCTTGTCACTGGTAGTAATAACCAGTCGCTTGATCACGCACACAACCTTTCTGCAACAGGGAGTGGCTCATCTGGTCATTTACATGACTATAACAGCACATCATCAAATTATCTTGCATCTGGTATAGACTCTGGTGGAAGAGTTGTAGCTAACACCAGACAAACTGCTGGTGCATCGTATGGTGCTGGATCACATTCACACACATGTGGTCCATTTTACTCATCTTCTCCATATCAAGTTCCTGCTAATGCTACATATCAGAGCGATTCAGGAAAAGTTGCAACAACTCTTGCACATACACATCAAGTTAAAGTATCTCGATTGACTACAACACACGCTTCGTCGTCAAAAGATCATTTAACTCGCACTGGTGCACACTCCCACTTTGTTACGATTCCTCAGTTTAGAGGCAACTCAACATCGTCTGGTGCACATGCACACACATCTTCAACATTTTCTGGTTCAATTGGTAAAGTTACAGGCGGTAGTAACGGTAATGCTGATTTTGCAACCGTAGCAATGACATCATCTGATGCAACAGTGCCAGCACCTACAACAGAACAACTTGGCACAACTGGCGCAACATCACAATCACATCTTGTAGTAAACTTTATCGTCAAAGTGACTAACACACAGGTAGTATAATATGGGCAAGTATATTGGATCAAATTCACCATACGGCTTGTACGAAAAGCAATCTCTTGAACTTGTGGCTGGCAGAACAAAATTCTCTCTCGACTACAAAGTTGGGTACGAAACTTCCATTCTTGTAGTATATGAAATTGCTGGCGGTTCAAAAATACTTGAACCTGGTGTAGATTACAGTCTCGTAGATGGTGGTAATGCAATTCAACTCACGTTTGAAACATTTGATAACGATGGAACATATACTGAACGATTGTATGTGTTATATTTGGGACGTCAACTTTCTGTTCCAGTGCCTCTTGAGAAGAAGCCAATACTTGTTCAAGCATCCGGCACAACAAATTCTACAATTTTTGTTACATCTGATGTTCATTTGACTGAACATGGTATAATTGTAACAAAAAATGGTACACAATTGAGTCATGGAACTGACTTTACAATTTCGACTGATGGTACTTCTATTAGTTTGACTGATGCTCCTGCTGTAGAAGATCGTTTTGATGTGCATGTATTTGCTGGAATTCAACGATTGACGCTAAATGCAATTGATGATGACACAATCACAACCGAAAAACTTAAAGAAAACTCAGTTACAACAGCAAAACTTGACCTATCATACACAACATTTGATAATGGTAACGTTTCTGTGACAGGAAGTGGCGCTATGAGTGCACTTTCTACCAATATTATTGAAGCAACACACATGGTTCAAGGAAATCCTGACTCGACAAACGGCACTCCAGTGAAAGTTCGTGTAAAGTTCACCACAACTCTTGCAGGAACAGCTAACAATAAGGTTCGTTTTGCATTGCCTAGCAATTTGCCCACAGAAAGCACGATCATAGGCGGTTCTGTTGTCATCAAGTCTGATGATTCTATCGAAAGCGGCATTTTGAGCTGGGGATCGGCAAACGCAGTCGATGTTTACCGTCAATTTGGGGTAAACTACACTCTGGGAGTAGTCACAATCGAGGCTTCCTTCGAGTATATTGCTAAAAGATAGATAAATCCAAAATTTTTGGATATTTTTGGAAAAAGTGCTTCTTGGGAGCATAAATAATATCATAACATCGTATATTCACTTCGATATTTGCTACATCATCTTTTTAAACTGATTTGTCAGAGTTATTTCGCGGCTACATTCTAGCTGGCGAGCATGAATCTTCTTAGTAATGCTCTTGACTGATTTGACATTCGCTATTTTAACATTTAAACACCATTATCCTTATAGGAATAAATCAAATGGCTATAACCAAAATTCGTGGTAACACACAAATTAAAACTGGTTCTATTACCAACGTAGAAATTGCTTCTAATGCTGGTATTGAACTCTCAAAACTCGCCGAAGGCGCAGAACTCATTAAACGTGATGGTTCTGTTGCTTTTACAGGTAACGTAGATGCTGGATCAAACAAAGTTGTAAACGTATCTGCTCCAACCGCTGCTATGGATGCGGCTAACAAACAATACGTTGATGCTGGTTTAGAGACACTTCGTGCTCAAGTACAGGACGATCTCGATCCAAGACTTGATGCTATCGAAGGCCGCATGACAACTGCTGAGGGAGATATTGATTCTCTCGAAGGCCGCATGACAACTGCTGAGGGAGACATTAACTCTCTTGAAGCTGGACTTGCTGCTGAAGTTTCTCGTGCTGGTGCTGCTGAAGCTGCACTCCAAGCTGATATTGATGCTGAAGAAGCTACTCGCTCTGCTGCGGTTGCTGCTCTTCAATCAGAATTAGACGGAACACAAGATGACCTTGCTGCTGAAGAAGCTCGTGCAATGGCTGCTGAGGCTGCTCTTGACACTCGCATGGATCAAGCTGAGTCTGACATCAATGCTCTTGAAGCTGCTGATGTTGTTCTTGATGGTCGTGTAACTGATCTTGAGAATGGTCTTTCTGCTGAGACAACTGCACGTCAAAATGCTGATTCTGGACTTGCTGCTGATATTGCTGCTGAGGAAACTCGTGCAATGGCTGCTGAGGCTGGACTTGCATCTGATCTTGCAGACGAAGTTGCTGCTCGTGAAGCTGCTGTTTCTGCTGAAGAAATTGCTAGAATGGCAGAAGATGAGACTCTTGTTAAACTAGACGGAAGTCGAATAATGACAGGATCATTAGGCATGGAAGGTGGAGGAACGTTTAATTCGTCAGATCCAGGCACTGGCGCATACGGTGCCTTCAATTTCATGGGGCTGACGTTGATAGATGAAACAGGAAATGTAAGTGCAACGTTACAAACTTCCATGTTAGATATTACAGTAAATGGTAGTAGTGTAAATATTGGTGCCGATCCGGATGGAGGTTTTGTCTCTATTGGGCGTATTGATAATAATGATGGCAGCTTTGTTCCATCGTCAATTAATCAACCATATCACGCAACTCACAAACAGTATGTTGATACTGCTGTAGCTGGTGCTGTAGCTGACAGTGATGCCGCTCTTGCTGATCTTGCTGCTGATCTTGCTGCTGAAGAAGCCGCTCGTATTGCCAGTGACGCCGCTCTTGCATCAGACATTGCTGCTGTAGACGCTGACCTTTCTGCTGAAGTTGCTGCTCGTATTGCTGATGTAAATGCTGAACAAGCTCGTGCCGAGGCTGCTGAGGCTGCTGCTGGAGTTGCTATTGATGCAGAACTTGTTCGTGCAAGTGCTGCTGAAGCTGCTCTTGGAGTTCGCATTGACGGTGTTGAAGCCGATCTTGCTTCTGAGACTGCTGCTCGTATTGCTGATGTAAATGCTGAAGAGGCTCGTGCTGGTGCTGCTGAGGCTGCTCTCGCTGCTGATATTGCTGCTGAAGAGTCTGCTCGTATTACTGCTGTTGCTGGTGTACAGGCTGAAGTTGATGCTGAAGAAGCTGCTCGTGCCGCTGCTGACCTTGTTCTTCAAGGCAACATCGATGCTGTAGAAGCTGATTACATCGCTGCTGACGCTGTTGTACTTGCAAGTGCTAATAGCTACACAGATGCAGAGATTTCTGCTCTTGTAAACAGTGCTCCTGCTGTACTTGATACCCTCAAGGAACTCAGTGACGCTCTTGGAGCTGATGCAAACTTTGCTACAACTGTAGCTGGTCAAATCGGCGCTGTAGCTGCTGACCTTGTTGCAGAAGAGACTCGTGCTCTTGCTGCTGAGGCTGCTCTTCAAGCTGAAGTTGATGCAGAAGAAGTTGCTAGAGCTGCTGCTGACGTTACCCTTCAAGGTAATATCGACGCAGAAGAGACTCGTGC